ATTTCATATAGTCTCTCCGAAAAAAAAAAAATAAAAAGAAGAATCAAGCAGTTTAACGACTTGCTCAGGTCGGAGGTTCACTTAGACTTCTTGTAGAGTTCCTTCTACTTCTACTTCTTCTTCTTCATTTTTCTGTCCCCGGAAGGACAGTGCACCTGGGTTCGACTGCATGTACTGCCAACCCAACGATGCTACAGCTGATACAGAACTAGTAATGTAGAGCCCTGTGAAGAAGCTATCAGGGATAACTGTCAGTCCGAAGAATGACGTATACGAAGGCAGCGTGATCACGATGAACGACGTGAAGGAAATTGCGAAGACAACACAGAACTTGACGAAGATGTGGCTCATAACATACTCCTAATAACATTGATAGATGAAAAGTCTTATGGGATGCTCTTCATATAAGATACCCCTTTTTCCGCAGTTAACCGGGACGTATAATTCCACTATCGACTTCAATTTGCACTCTACGTGACTCTTTTGCTTCTAATAGTAAGCTAGCTGCATAACTCCGCGCATACGCTGCTGGATCACGACTCTTATCGAGATGTACAAAGCCATGACCATCAATCCAATGGAAGAACGTATTACGATTGAAGTCATCACTCTTCATTTCTTCCTGTGTTTTCTTGATTTTAAATCCTGCGTGATATGTCTTGGGTGCAAAAATCAACCACGGACCCCATGTGTGAACCGCAGCCTTCCTGACGAGCAAACGACGCGCATCGTCACCTGGATCCATTTCAGGATGTATTTTATAATCAAAGGCCAGAAACTGATCTGCTCGTTCTGCTACCGCACGATCGTATTTGTCACCTCTAGCTAGACGATCGAGGGTCCTATTCAAGACTTCATGCTCAAACGCACCAAATTCAGAAGCCTCGTGAGAAAATCCGTCATCACGGAATCGGGTGCTGTTGTGATCTACTTGGTCCTTGTGAGGGTCTTCTCCGGGAAGTGGTACTGGAGGACGAATGCTAATTGGTGCTACAGAGTCCAACGCAGCATGCAATGTGTCTACTCCTTCTTGAAGCACTGAAAGCCTGGTTATAATCTGAGCAAGCTCAGTTCGTGCTTCTGTCCATTCTGCTTCGAAATTTTCCATATTGTGCTCCTAGTTAATTAGCTGATCTACTAATAGAAAAAGTCCTACAAAGAAGACTCCAATACCTGCGAGTCCAATGAGTGCTCTAATACTCTCTTTTAATGTATTCACTTAACACCCCTCTTTTCGAGCGTTTGGATTTGCGCTGTCAACTTGTCAAAGCGACGCCATTCATGTTCAGCTGAAACATCTCTCATATTTGAGCGATGATGCATTGCGAGATGTCGTGATGCGTTTCTACGCTGTTTTAGGATCTTCAATTTTTCGCTATTCATTATCATTTTCCTTATTAACATTTAAAAATGAAAAGTCTTATTAGATGCTTTTCATATAAGATACCGTTTTTTCAGTTGTTAAAGCTTGGTAAAAAAGCCCCTGAAGTATTCCTCAGGGGCATAATGTTAATAAGTGCGTTGAAAATGCGGAGAATCTTTAAAATTCTCCCAGAACATCCCGGCTTTATTTTGTGGACTTAGTGTTTCCCAAAATATTCCTAAATGTTCAGGATACACTAATTTACCGTCCATTGTAAAATGTAAGTCGGCAGCAAGCTTTTTAAGATGCATGCTGTTCATAGTTTGACTTCGCCCGGTGCGTACATAATACGATTGCTGTTCTAGACCTCTTTGTACTTCACCTATTCTCACCTCAAAGCCAAGTCTAAAAGCTTCGGAGAGAAGACAATTGAGATCTCTACTAAATTTTTCTTGCTCTTTACCTAGACTCATCTTTCTGCCATCTTTCGCAAGAGCTGGTCTTTGATTGCATCTTTATTTTTAGAGCCTTGGCTAGAGCCAAAGAAGAACGCAATGATTTGTGCAATTATTGTACCAAGCACAAAGCCAAGTACAGTATCGGCAAATCTAGTATTTTCAAAAGGGATCTCTAAAAACGTAATAGCAAACACAAAAGCTATTGCAGCTAGAGACCACATAAGAGCAAACCAATAAACAAAGCGTTTAGCAAACGGGTCTTCTTGTTTCAAAGCAACCATTTGCAATGCACGGGCATTACCTGTATCTTTGAGATACATTTCTTTTGTTTCTTTTTCTAGTAAATTGTCTTGATGCTTAAGACGAAGCAATTCTTCTTCGTGCTCCATCTCAAACTCTCTTAACGTTAGAAAGTCAGCTTCTGAAAGACTTTCTTTACTTAGATCGACTCCAGTCTTTTCCTCGAGCCAATCTTTACCTTTAGCCATAGCTGCATTAGCAACCAAGTCCAAACCTTTCTTGAGCAAAGGGAGTAAAAATATAGGGATTGCCATTATCTATTTCCTTTAGTAAATTTATAAGGATTATTCATTTATTAACCAATGAGCAACTAACAACCTTAGAAACCTTATAAAAACATTAATAATCCCTGTAATCCACCTTTAATCATTTAGGTAATAGGGGGGGGACGTCTTGGGTTATTTAACAGAAAGTTTCAAGTTGAAGCTGATAGGTACCAACCTATCCAATATATTCTTTATTTAAAATCAAAATGCTACATAAGTTCAATACAGTCGTTCGCTCTCGATAGGGGTCAGGGGGCATGGGTACGCCCCAAAACCGTTCGAAAACACCGCTGACGGACGTCTCAGGAGGCCACGCTAAGCAACCCGCGTCCGTAGAAGTATCAAGTTTACGTAAGTTGAGACTGATCTTGAGTGTCTAATAAGAATTCTTTGTGATCTGCATAAGTGTACAGTTTCATTATTTCGTCATCTTCATCAGGGTACAGCTTTGCGCTATGACAGGTAATAAACATAGAATCTTGAAAAGCATAACCTGCACGCTTGGTACCAATGGGTGTCCGATTGATAGAGTAGCCATTAATTTCGACTGACCCCTCATCAGCGGTCCAAATAACCATATGCCCAAAAGCCATTATTGCAACATGTTCTGTCCTATGTATAGCACCGATCAAGAAAGTACCTGCAGGTATAAAGCATTCTCTTACATAAATACCATCAGCATAATTATGAGATATCTTAGGATTATCTTGTCTTAACTGAGCTAAGTTCTTCTCGATAAATTCGAGCTTTTCAATAGAAAGATGTCCCTCAGACATCAATTGAGTCAGGTTATGAGGGACCATCTCTCGCTTGGATCTTAGCATACTTAGACTACGCAATAGGGTCTCCGTAGTCTATTGGATCAACTCCTGCAATTGTCGTTTCAGCGTCTACTTGACCTTTCAAATCTGCAGCATATTGGTATTCAGTTGTCGCTTGTGAAATTAGCTCTTCGCTTAGAGCCTTTAAGTTCGAACTAGTGAATGACACTCTAGTTCCGTCTGCGGTTACAATGTCGATATTGGTTGCAACTTGTGTGTGTTCACGACGTACAACTTCAGCTGCTATATACACTCTAAATAACGTATCAGCAGGATATGTGTTACCAGCGTAAGCAATATCTGCTGCAATAGCCTCATCTCGCTCTTCTTTAATGCTCTCCCACTTCGCATCTTTAGCTTCTTGAAGAGTACGAGATTCGATCCAGTTTCCATTCACAATATCCCACGTACTATTTACAGGAGGAATTCTAGGGACACCCGTTAAAGTGACTGTTTCAGGACTTGCTGTATAGGTATAGAAATACTCATTTTTTACAATATCTGCAGGTAACGTTATTACAGGCTCAATCCAAGAGCCACCAGGGGCATCAATACCTTCCATGTAACCTACAATATAATCATTCTTTAAATATATGTATTTATTCATCGTTTTGCTCCTAACACGATTAAGTCTACATTCACAGACGTAAGCGTTTTGGTAGAGTTACTGTGACCCGCTCCTGCTGACAAGTGGACTTTGATCGAATGAGAACCTGCAGGTAGATTAATAGAACCTAAAGAAGTTAAGTTCACAGCGCTTGAACTGAAGCCCTCAGCAGAATCTGTGACAATATTGTTATTTACTTTAACCTTCTGTAGAACTGTCGCTGACGAACTACCTGAGGGGTATGCTGATAGAACACACATTATCAAGACAGGTGCACTGCTCATGCCCGGTGGTAATGTTAGCTGGTAATTAAAATTAATTACATTCGCACCAGCAGGTGTAAGAGTAAAAGGTGCATCCCAAAATGTTGCATAACGGGGTACTGTAATCGCATTATTTGCTAGTTGAAGTGTATCTACAGAAAGATCTTTAATGTAGGAACCTCTAAGACCATCTGCACCGGGTGTACCGAATCCAAATTTAGCAACTACCGTAGGTTGACCACCTGTCAGATTTATAGGGTCTCTAATTACTAGTTTATTAAAATATGCAACACCTTCTTCAGTATTCTCATTACCTAGTAACCAACCTGTAGCAGAAGGATAGTCATAGTTCCAAGAAGATAACCTTCCTTTTATTCTAAGCTTAATACCAGCAGTAGGATCAAATAGAATCTCAGCAGGATTAGCTAAGGTCTGTTTTAATCCTAGATGAAAACCTCCATCTGGTCTGAAAATAAAGCCAGTATTATTAGAGTCACCAACAAAGGTTTTACCTGATTTTATTGACCCTCCTGAAACTGTAATATCACCAGTCACACTAAGGACACCAGTATTTACGCTAATTGCAGATAGACTACCTACTGTGAGGCTTGCCCAAAAAGGCTTTCCCCAAGTAGTTATAGTAGTTGCAGGGTCATGCGTACCTATTGTCATCCATAACCGATGGTTCACAGGGATTACAGGTTGAGTGCCACTCCAAACTTCAGACATACCCCACGCATTGTTCGCAGGATAATTTGCTTCGCCCGTTGAAGTGTTCTCTTCATTTTCTGGACTTAGTCCTAGAGGAGCTATAGCGTAAGCTGTTCTAGTATAAGCACCAGAATCACCAGGAGCTCCTGCTTCACCCTTGATCCTAATCGGTGCAGACCACAGCCCTGCTACCCCACCTTCAACAAGTCTAGTCCGCATCCATATTGTATCTGCAGTAGCCTCATCTACCCAAGAAGAACCATCAGGTGGATCACTGGGATCATCTGAAAATTGAAACTCTCGAGTGTCACCATTTTGTGCAAATAGTGCAGGTGTAGACCAGCTAGCGTCTTGGGGAGAAGATCCATCTACTGTAAAGATGCGTTTTGAAGAATATACAGGGATAGTTCCTCCAGGAATACCATCCGACCATCCATCTAAAGGGTTAGGTAAAGGTGACGCGTAGTTACCTCCTGAAGGTGTTGCAGGTGCAGATGTCGCTCTCTTGAAGGCATACGAAGCAAATGCACTCGCAGCTGCAACACTGGAAATAATTTCCATAGCAAAGAATGGAGCGGTCCAAGATATTGTAGTAGTGCTTACATTTGCAGCTTCTGTAAGTAAGCCACCCAACCTATAGAGTGTATGAGCATTGCTGGGTGCTACTGGAACACCTTGTGACCAACCAGCTGGGACTGAATCTAATACACCGCTATTCCAATTAAAAACACTAGCAGATAGCGGAGTTGTAGGAGGAGGCCCACCTGTAGGCTCCCATCTATAAATATAAACTTTTTCTGTTTGAGTACCTTCCGTAGCTGCTTGGAAAAAGACTTCACCGTCTCCAGCGCGATCTGCCCAATCAATTGATGTGTTTTCCGTTCCTGCTGCAACTTCTAAAAAGAGCCTTGCTTCGTATGCTCTTACCCTAGATTGAGCGCCATTAGGAGCAGGAGGCAATGTTAACTCCCAACCCCTATTGAGCGGATCTAATAATGCACCGTGTGCTCTAGAAGGGTTCCATTGATAGTTCGAAGAGACGCTAGTCAAATCAGAAGCATTAGGAAATGTCTCAGACCATATGAACAATCTAGTAGTAGTCGAAATTGTAGGCTCATCTCCCACAATAACAGGAGTCGTCCAATTGAGATTATTAGTGTTTAACCCATAAATACCTGGAACAGTAGCTTCTGCTTGACTCTTGTATAAGAGGCCTTCTCCTTCTGGTACCACAGCTGTCCATTCATACGTACCACCGTTAGAAAAAGGAGGCGTAAAGATGTCAAGTCCAAAGAAAAATGAACCGTCAGAACCGTTAGGGTCACCTGGCGTACTTGGACTAGTTGCGCCCGGAGGCGTTCGGTAATAGGCTGTTAAAGTGTGGCTGCTTAAAGATGAATCCACAAGTCTTACATTAGACCAAATTATCTCTTCTACTAGAGTTTCCGGATATGTAGTCGAAACAGTTGCTTCTATGTAGAAAAGATTACCTACTACTGTACTTGGGTCATATTCTGCTATTGCGATATCATACGCAATATTAGGATCAGCATACCAAGCCACTGGAGGGGTTAAGAGAGAACCATTGAAGTCATATTCCCCGTCATCCCATCCTAGAAGCGTTGAAGGATCTACCCCTAATATATCATCTCGGGTCCATTTATAAGCTCTTATTGCAGCAGTACTTCCAAGTAAACTATTGGCACCGATAATTGTCTCATGACGTGGCCACCCTACCCCAGTAGCCATGTCAAACTCAGGAGCAATATTACCATAAGAATCTCTGGCAATAACCGTAAACGTTACAATACCCGGAGCAAGCATTGGGATATCAAGATAACGATCCCTAGTAGAACCAATATGAATCCAGCTAGCACCTACAGTGATTGTATTAGCAGGTTGTGGTAGATAACGTACATCATAGCTAATTCCAGAACCTTCTGAGAAAGCCCATGTTAATGTACCACTCCTCAAGAGATTACCTTGAACATCTTCATTAGCAGTATATAGTAAATTGTTTGCCTGTCCTACAGGATACTCAATGAAAGGGTTTATAGGGTCAATCACTTCATCATCAGGAGCATTCCATGCAAGCGTTCTAGCATCAAATAGACTACATAATAAATCTAAAGATCCATTTGAGTTTGTCTTTATAGAAGAGATTAAGAAGAGAACACCGGGTATTTCAAGAACTCCACTATCAATTGAGATAAGATCTTGAGGCTCTAAATAAAAATACTTTCTAGAGACAGTAATCTTAAGTAACTTCTCATGTCTACTCGAACGCACTATTTCTTCTGCATGCGCTCTAGCGTGGTGTACAGTTGAAATAACATCAATTGATTCTGTAATCTCAAGTTGAATACCATTGTCTTGCTGTAAGTAAGTTTGATAGACTAAGTCAGACGGAGAATTAGTATACTTATCCGGCCACGATACAGAATCAGTGTCAAATCCTTTTTCTTCATTAGGGAATGTGACCGTACAATAGTTGTAACGATCGGAAAGAGGAATCCAACTTTGACTGATTTCACCTTCTAATTGAATATCACCATCATCAATATACGCTATAGCTAAGTTAGGATCATATTTACCTAATCCCTCGATGCTAGTTTTACCATCTGTCCAATAAACTAAATTAAGATTATTATTTATAATGGGAGCATATTGCCAACTAGCAGGATTTTCAGGAGTAGCTTCAGCAGGTACAGCTTGAACAGCTCGATAGACTTCGACACTCTCTCCTACAGTAAACTGAACAACATCACCTTTGTCAAAGGCAACTGCAGGGTCATGTATTTTAGGGTATTGCATCTTAAGCTTGTATTTACCTTCACTCCATAACAATGTAGCTTTAGAAGCAAGTGTACTTAAAATTTCTTGAATATTAGTTCTGACGGGTCTGCTAGAATCTAAAACACCATTAAACTCAAATCTTTTAATTTGCTTACCTACAGCGCTTTCATCCGCTTGTAACTTATGAGACCATAAGAAGCTACTGGTAGGTAAAATATTAGAACCATTTACTTCAACAATTTCGTCACAAATTTGTTTTACATTATAAAAAGATTCTAAATCAAGCTCATCTGCAGGCAACCCTTTGCCATACTCACTATTAGTCAAATAATCATAAAGAACTTCAGCGGGATTGTTGCTATAAGCGTTACCGTAAACTACTGTAGTTGTAGTCCCATACGGTCCTGTAATCTGAGAAATAATAGGAACTCGTAGACCTTCTAGCTCAAACACTACTTCAGGAACACCTTGATACTGAGGTTCATCACGATCTAATTTAAAGACCATTGAAGCATACGCTGTCTCAGGAAATTCTGCGTTGAATCTGTCATCATCGCTACCTGCAGGAAAATTAGCAGCTGCCATAGGGTCTGCAATTGTACCAGTATCTAGATTTTGTCGATATACATGAATTCTTCCGCTTTCTCCAAATTCAACGTCTCTGTAATCTTTATCGTTAATTGTAGCATACCAGACATTTTCAATACCTTTATAACAAATTGCTTGTTGGACAAAGAAAAATTCTCTCTTACGACGATTTGATTCACTACTTGCTAATGAAGGGGATCCCTCGTTACTAATCAAACCGTAAGTATTATCATTGTAATAGATAGAAGTATCTGCGTTACTCAAAGGATGAAGAGTCAATACACCTGTGACACTATTATAGCTTTTAATACGGTAGCTATGCTCAGTTTCCGTGAAATTAGGGTCTGGTAGCTCTTCGCCATCAGCGCCGTAATATACATTATAGAAATTACTATTCCAAGGCAGATGTGTTAAAGTAACAACAGCGCTTGTAAGGAAAATATCTTCTCTTCCCGTTTGAACTGGTATTGTGTAGTCGCTAGTATTGTCAGAACGACTTAAAGTGGCTGCTCCTCCAGATAGCGCAACACTTTCGTTATATGTATTCTCAGGTGTCCATACACCATTTTCAGGCACAAAGTCATAGCCACCACCCTCACTAAGAATAGCGAGTGTAACTGAAATCTGTCCAGTAGCAGTCACTGCGGTCTGTAACTCATTCCCATCTATAGCCCATCTTGCATCACCGCTTGTGAGAAACTCTAAGTCTCCTGTAGCCGCGTAATTATAAGTGCTACTTACTTGATGAAACACTCGATAGCCCGCTACGTTAGCTCGACCGTAAGGGATCGGCAAAGGTCCAATCTCACCTTCGACTGCAATGTCAAATCCCTTACGTGCGTCTGCTGCTCTTTTTGCCTTTCTTTTTGCTTTTCTAGCTTGTATAACAGAATAAGCGGTAGTCACTACTGTAATAACAAATGAAGCTACTGCGAAAAAACCCATAATAATTCTCCTTTAACCGCCATCCCAGCTTGGAATCCAGCCACTACCTGCGCCGCCACCGCCGCCACCACCGCCACCAGATCCTCCACCAGAGCCTCCATTTCTTTCTTTCTTACCCCAGAGAATACTCACAGCTTGAGAGCCGATAAGGATCTGATCGTAAGAAGTGTCAGCAAGATCTGGAAACTTCCTAGCTAAATAATTCTTTGATGTTAGTAAGGATCGTGTAAGATCAAGAGACCCCATAGGTGATGCACCTTCAAGCTTGATTGAAATCTCTTCGCTTGGCGATATTCGATATTCAATATTGTCCAAAAAGCCTTTATAGACAGTAAGAAATTCCCTGACAGGCTCACCCGGCTCAGCGCCATTAATAGGTGAATCAGTTGTATTTAAAAAGCCTGCCTTAACAATCATATCTGTACCTGAAAAAGTACCGTTAGAAATCTTCCCTCTGAGTTCAAACTCAGGGTCAGCTAAAAGAATAGTGTAAGAATCTCTATCTAAGATTTCAGAAAGTCTAGGTGGATCGATTTGTAATGTACCATTCTCAGGACTATAGACATCACCCTCATCTGTAATCGCGTAAGGTAATGTTGTATACAAAAGTTCATAGGAAGGGACCCCGTTAACTGCAGCTGTAGGCCCAACCTTGACCATAAGAAAAGATACTACTTTTTCACTTTGCATAATATTTAATAAAGTATTGCTAATATTTCTCATTATAAAGCCTCCACCAATCTAATACGAGGGGATTCTACCAATACACCGTCTTGATACGAAAGTCCAGATGCTTGGTCACTATCATAATAGCATTTCATAGCGCAATTTTTACCAAATCGTATAAAACTGTTGTCAGGTACATCTTGCATTAATCTAGGGAAGAGGGTCATTGTACCATTAGCCCAAGGCACTTCTGTTGCTAAGTAAAGCTTATCATGATTACCAAACTGAATGAAATCACCCTTTGCAATTAATGAACCGGGATTTCCATTAAAAGCAATTGCATCTCCACCTGCTGTTGCTGCACTTGTCGTAATTCCCGTGCCTCTTGACCATATAAATTTCGAATTGTCCTGCATATCTTCTTCTTGAAGACTCGTAAGGTAGCTTTCTTCACTAATGTCCGAATATCGCCTCTTCTTAACAAGCAGAGGGGGTCTAATGAAAATCTCTGTGTCAACATCATTTGTAACATTGTGAATGAAAAAATCTACAAAATAATTTGTATCGAAAATTGCTGTCTCTATCTCCCATCTCTGAGAAATCGTACTAGAAACTATCCTACGCAAGGATAATGTATCAGAACGTGAAATCACTCTTGCAGATCGAATACTCGTCTGCGCTGCAAATTGTGCAATAATTTGACTGTCTGAGCCATTGGATTCACTTGACGTATTAATGTCCAAAATGCCGAACATAAAAGGCTCCTTAAAAAGAGAGGCCTCCGCTAAGAGACCTCTCGTTCTTTTTTAATAACCGATTTCTCGATTATGTTGATTGACACCAACTGCGATATCAGGTAACATTCTATATATTTCTTGCTTAGTCTGACGCGAAATGTCGCCAGTGATCTGCAAGTTAACTACAGTGTTGTTCCTTTGCTCGCGTGGCTTGATCTTATCATGTCTCTGCATACTATTAGTACCAACAAGACCTCCGTCTGCAAACTTGGAGATATTGCCTGCATTGATCTTATCAAGTAAAGGTCTATACATAGCCGCAGATTTAGCATTGATAATATACTCACCATTAGAAACTCTAGCAAGAATAGAATCAGAACGACTACTACCTTTCCCTTCAACAGCACCACCATCAGCGAAGCTGTCAATCAAGTAACCTATACCGACCCCTATAAGGCCAGCCATAGCGTTGGCATCCATACCGCCACCACTACCACCACCGCTAAATAAGCCGCTAAACATATTAGCAAGACCACTTAAGCCATCTTTAAAAACATTACCTAGGCTGCTTAACAATGGAATTTGCATTGCTGTGTTATCGACCATTTTATTTAACGGACCGGTTATAGCATCGGAGGTACTTCCCTCGCCACCGCTCTGGGCGTTTGGACGTAGGTAGGAGGGTACCCCATTGTTGCTCGTCGTCGGCCCTGGGGCAGTCCCTGTGGGCTGAGAGGCAGGGTTTAGGAGCCAATCCAGCATACCGCCTGAAGATCCGCTAGTTCCAGAACCTTGACTCGTGGGGCCACTCTCTGAATTACCAAAAAGAGCAGAACCGAGCTGTGTAAAGAAACTATCGAGAGTACCTTGGGCTGTAAACATTCTCTCAGTAACACCATTCACAACAGTGTCTATAATATTATCTTGGAAAGCAGTTAAGAGATTTAAACCAACATCTTTAAAGCTTTCTCCTTTAAATACACCCTTGAGTGCTTTTCCAAAAGAATTTTTAATAGAATCCGAGAACTGCTGACCTGCTGCTACAACTGCTTCAGCGTAGTCAAGAGTCGCTCTAGTGAGATCTACTATAGCCTTGGTCGTCTGTTGGATCCCAATTTGAGCTCTATCTCGTACCTCACCTTCTTCTCTAAGGTCTTCTTTATATCCTTCTAAGCGAACTTGGAGAACTTTAAGTCTATCTTGGGTTTCGGCATCAAACAGTTTTGTCATGTTTGCAGTAACAAACGGAATTCTAATACCTAACTCATTAAATTCTTCGCTTAACGCTTGGAAAATAAGAGCAAGATTTTGTGTATTCAAAATACCCGGAGTTGCTGCAATTGTTCTTAACTGTCGGCTTTCATCTACACTTCCGTATAAGTTACCGGCAATCCCACCAGTATTGAAACCGTAGACACCACCGTTAATTTGCTCAAGTATCTTTCTGAACTTTTTAGTAGACTTAGCATTTATAACAAATTCGCCATTAGAGAGCATGGCTGGAATCTTATCTTCAACAGGACCGCCTGGGCCGCTGATATAACCACCAGATGCTCTTCTTTCAGGTAAAGCATTATTCGCTAAGTTTTCTTTAAAGTATTTACCACTAAAACCTTGTATTAACGTAGTATTAATGGTAGTTAAATTCTCAACTAAATCTCTTGTAGTGACCGGTTCTAGTTCTGTTTGACCGGGTACTTCAAAGAATTCTAAACCAGCTTTAATTAATTTATCAATGATTCCAATAGGTGCAGAAATATTTTCCGCTCGGAAAGCATTTACAAGATTATTAGAGTATCTTTCGAAACTTTCTGAAATAACTCCAAATCTGGCTTCAGTGTCAACAATAGGAATATCTCTTTGAACGGGATCGTGAATACCACGATTGATGCTCTCGAGTAATCTGACACTGGCTTTTTCAAGCTCTAGAATTTGTTCATCAAGATCTCTAGTCTCCCCTATTGCCGCTCTAAGTGCTTCAGCATTGTCTGTAGCAATTCTACTAATAACATTTTGGAAAGAGCCTAGAGTATCTTCTGAACCAAACATATTATTTCTATCAATATTTCTATTGAAAAATTGAATATCTGCTTCAGTAGCAAGTTCATAAAACTTGTCTAGCTCTTCCGAAATCTTAGAAACTCTATTTGTTTCTGATCTAACTTTGGGATCCAGACTTAAGAATTCAGTCTTTGAGAACAAGTCAGATACACGATTATAGCCTTCTTGGAATCCTTCCTTAACTCTATCCGCAATACTGGTAGCTACGCTAGAAAGATTTTCTTGTCGAATTGAGAGTTCAATAATCTTAGTAGCTTCTGCAATTTGAGATCTTTCACCTATTGCATATAGATCAATTACTTGTAGTCTAGCCTGCTGAAGTAAATCAAAAACACCTTCAGAGAATCTAGCTAAAACATCTATAGGCGCACTCAAATCAAGCTCATCAGAAACATTCCTTATTGTTTCTTTGAATGTATTGCTAATATCAACAAGTTTTCCTTTTATCCTGTCATATTCAGCAGTCATTTGTATCAAATAAGACAATTGCTCAGCGCTACTGAATTCAGCTACAGAGCTAAGGCTCTTAAATGTTTGCGAAAGTTTCTTAGCTTGTGCCAAGAAGCCAGAAGAAATGAGTTTAACTTGATTAGCAGCATCGTTTATACCAAGACTGGTGAGCGCTTCAAGAGCGTTAACTTTACTAAGAGAATCTCTATAAGCATCAAGCGCTTCTTTTGCTCTAAACATAGAAGCTCTTTCTTCATCAGTGACTGTAATAACACCAGCAGAAGCTGCAATTAGGTTGTGACTAGCGTTTTCAGATAATCTAATCGATTCAATATACTGCTCTAAAATAGCCGTATTAGACCGAACGCTAGCACTGATTTCAATACCGAGTATTTTCTCTAATTGATCTGCAGTAGTTTGAGCGGAGCCTCCAAAATCAATTGAGCCTAATTTGAAGCTTTGTAGGTTTACTTTAGTCGCTTCAATAATGTTATTATATTCTTCTAGAAGCTTTCTTTGTTCATCTATATTCGAAGCATTTACATTAGAGAATAGCTCAGAAAGTACTACTTCAAACTTGCGAAGGGTAGAAGAGGATGTTTCAAGTGCATTGAGTTGGCCTGGGTCAAGCTCTAAGAAAAGAGGCAACGTCAAGCCTTCAACATTAGCACTACTAAGTGCAGACGTAATAGTCTCAAATGAAAAATCTGCTTCAACGTAATTAGCTAAGCTCTTCTGCAGTTCACGTATTGCAGATTGTACCTGAATGTATTGTACATTAGCTGCATCAAGGCCTTCAGCAGAGATACGATTAAGTTCACCTTTAAGCTGCTTGATAGTGGTTAGTGTATTAGACAGTGTTTCAGGTATTTTACCTTGAGCTGAGAGAATATTTCTAAGGTTGTCTTCGGTGATTATTTCAGAAGCATCAGAAAGATAATCAACAGCATCACTTATAAATCTAGTACTAGTGCCTTCCTCTAACAACTCTTGTGCTCTCTGGCGGTTCCTCTCTAATTTTCTATTATATTCTCTAAATTCAGCATAGACACTACTATCTGTTGACAAGTCTTTAGCGCTTAGCACAAGTGTTTCTTGGAGAGCTTTTTCAGCTTCATCATTGAAATATGTTAGATTCGCAAGTAAAGTATTCTGCTGAGGATCTAAGAAATAGTCTCTTGTCTTTTTACCAAAGTCTACACCAAGTGTCGTTGTCGCTGCAGTAGCAGTTTCAATTGCTCTCTGTCGAGGTCCTTCAACTTTTGTAGTACCAGTGATTATATCTTCGACACGCTTTAGCTGCCTCAAGTAGCCGATACTATTTTGGGCAAGTAATTCAATTTGCCCCACAAGTGTACCTAGACTATTATTGAGCGACTCCATTTCACTACCTAACCTATTTAAATCAGATCCCTTAAAGGCTGACTTAAATCGATTCAAACGCATTTCTTCTGTAATCTCAACAGCTCTGTTGAAGAAACCTATATAAGCGTTTACGAACCCTGAAGGTAGCTCATTTTCTCGTTTTGCAAATGTTTCTGTCCACACGCTGTTAAGCGTACTTAATCTGTCAAAATATCCATCAGCCTCTGCTAGTCTACCTGAAAACAGAGCATCTAAAGCGTCAGGATTAGCAATAGCCTCAGTAAGTCCTTTTGTTAATTTTTCAGTAAGCTGTCTAGCCTCGTGCTCTAGATTACGAACACCTAAGAAATCAAAACCGTCGAAGAATCTGAGAATTCCAGTACCAGGCTTTTTATTTTTCTCTTTTTCAATCTCCGCAATACCTTTATTATAATCATAAATGAGTTTACGAATGCTACCGCTGACATCACTTAGCAGCGTTTCTATAGCTCCAACATTGTTTTCAATGAAGCTAATATCAGGAGCAATACGACCGCTTTTTAATCCCTGAAGTGTAGCTTTATCGATAGTTTCATAATATCTTTTTAATTGTTTATCGATTTCTTCTTGTAACGTGCCTTCGCCAAGTCTAGGTAAATCTGCTAGTATACGTGCAAAACTACTTTTAGCGTCTCTAAGCTCTTTCTGGGTTTCAGTAGATAACGCGCCATCTTTTAATTCTTCAAGATAAGCTTCTTCAATCTTGCGTTTGAAATCTTCTGCAATACTACTGTACCTTTCAAATGTTTTATCGTCAAGTCCGCCAAAATCAATTACATTTCTGAAATCAGTAAAATCAAATTCAATACCACCTACGTCAATTGCTTTTTGAAAACCTGGAATAACATTTTCGAATACAGAACGTTTACCTCTCGCGGTGGTTGCTTGTAGCCCAAATATTTTACGAACCCAATCGTAAGTTAACGCAAGTTTATCGTTGAGCGTATCACCGTCGCCTAGCAATGCATCACCTACTGCACCGACCTTACTTGCAGCGAAAATACCAATTGCGGATACAATTATTACAATTATTGCTTTGAGAGAAAATAACGCAGCAATAATGGCTCCAATGGCTCTAAACAATCCACCAAAACCTGCAGCTGTTAAGGTCTTTACAGCAGTAAGAGCCCTTCCAGCGCCGCTAACTATTAGATTGAAACTCATAGCAGCACCTAGTGCCATACTTCTAAGTCGCCTTCCAAGATTTTTAGCGCTTACTGCAGTTGTAGCGTTTGCTACACTAATCCCAACTACACTTAAGCGTAAGCTTCGCAGGTATGTGGCAAATCTGGCTAAAGACGACCCGACATCTGACAATGCTAACGTTCTGAAGCTTGAGACCATGATACTGACAGCTGATGTTACAACTCTAGCGGTTACTCTAAGACTCTCCCTAAATATTTTTAAATCTCTTTTTAGAATGCCTAAAGCGCCACTAAAAATCTTAGAAACTCTCGGAAAAGAACTACTGAACGCTTGAGTAAAGTTCCTAATAAAAGGCTTAAAATTTAATTTATTTGAACGCAACCCTTTAGAACCCGTAAAGTCTACAGAAATAATATCTGTAAATTTCTTTTGAAAAACTCTTTTGAAGCCTAGTGTATCAATGTTCTTAATAAGAGTCGAAAAACCTTCTTTAAATACATTAGAAAGTCTACCAAAAGCTACTAAAAGCTTTCGCTTCTGCCGAGTAGTTCCTAGTAGCTTCCCGAAGTCAATCTTACTAAATACTTTGTTATCACCCGCGTCAAAAGAAAGACTTTTAAAAAATATGTCTGCAAAAGTAAGTTTACTTTTAGGTGCAGTGTAAGCAGTAAGCTTGGCACCAAAATTAGCAAAAATTTTGCCTATTACTGCAGTGAATCCTGTAGTTACAGGCTGAACTATTGCAGTAGTGCTCGCTGCAGCTATTATGCCCATTTTTGCAAACAAGTTAGTGAATGCACCACTAAGGATAGTTAAAGGCAAAGTCAACGCGGTTATTATTGCCTTAACAAAAAGAGTTCCAAGTTCAGCAAATCCTTTCTTACCAAAAAGTAATCCAAAAAGACTTGCACCTGCTATTAGCAGTAAGGGACCATCTCCAAATAGCTCATCTGCACCTAATGATTTTAATGCAGCAACTAGAGAAAAAGCAAGCGCAGCTTTCAATGCTAAAGAACCCTTAGCGACCGCTGCATAAAGTGTTTTGAAACCTTGTCTAATGACTGCTAAAACATTTTTAAGGCCATTCTTAGCGACAAGAGCATAGATGGCAAATGCTCCTACAATACCAGAAATAACATTATTATCTAAGAAGAGACCTGATAGCTGTTTCAAAAGTGTACCAATAATAGGGATGTCTACAAATGCATCTATAATCCCTTTAAAAATACCTCTACCAATTGCAGCTATGTTATTTGAAATGATAACAATAAGATTTTTAACACCTTTAACCACACTCGATACTAGATTTTCTGTGAGACCTTCAATTTCATCCTCTGGAACACTCAATGAGTCTCTTAATCCTTTAACCAGGTTTTCATTGAGAGAAGAGAAAAAGAAAGAGAATCCTAAAAATTTCGTTGCAAGTTTCTTACCGAAAAGTGCAAGAAAAGCAATAAGAGATGCTACAGCATTTTCTGCAAGATTTCCAAAGAATTTGCTGAAGTCAAGACCGCGTACACCCTCAAAGCTTTCTAAAATAATCTCATTAAATCTTTTCGCAACACTGCCAACATCTTTAAAAACATTCTTAAAACCTTTTATAACAGTATTAAAGAACCTTTCAAGGAAATTTGTCACAGCATCGAGATCAGTAACTTTCGCGACTACTTCATCAATTGTGTCAGGCCACCAAGAATTACCGACTACTTCATCGTAAATACGGAAGAAGAAATCAATGACATCTACAGCAAAATCACGTACTACACTTAATGCAATCTTAAGAGCATTTACAAATTTAGCCAAACCTTCTGCTGTCTTATCAACATAAAGGTTTAAATCTAATAGAGCACGTCGTATGCTCAACAATATCTTAACAAAGAAAATACCAGCATCAATATTAAATCCAAAACCCCTTAAAAATCCTTTAGCGAATCTTGAAGAAAAATCTGACGCAACTTGTTGAAAGCCTTCCATTATAGTTTTAATAGAATTGATAAAAGCCTCTTTTAACCCTCCAAAGCTTATATCAGCGAGCTTTCTTACTAATTTCTCATAACCAGCTGAAATTAAAGCGTAACCAACACTTAATGTAAAGCCTAATCCTACCCCTAATGCCTCACCGATGTTTAAGAAAGAGCTATAAACAGCCTTCGCAATATCATCACCGTATGTTGCAATGAATAAAGAAACATTCTTAAATAGTTTAGTGATTGTCGGCCTTACAGTATCTTCATAAGTACTGATAATAGTATTACCTAGCTTATTAAGTGTTCGCCGTAACACATCAGCATCGAAGACTGAGGCAGCCTTGGTTGTAAACTTTTTTACTTCTTTAAAGTAATCTCTAGTGCCATATTTGAGTTCAAATACAGCTATTCTCAATCGCCTCCCTATGGTATCAAACCCTTCTGCCACACGAACCAAAAGATTATAATTAGCTCTTGTCACACCGTAGGCTGTGGATATTTCACCAAAGAATAGCTTAACGCTCGTCTTTAATCGAGTCACACCCTGAGCAAATGTAGCAGTAGACTTTGCAAACTCTTTCTCAGTCTTTTCTGCTAAGTCAAGGAGGATGTTTAACATGAATTCGCCAGTAAGATTACCTGCCTCTGCAAACTTAAGTAATTCACCAGCGCTTAATTGCAACTCATTTCTAAGTTCACGTCCTAAGAAGTCAAACTGCTCAAGAACAGCTCTTAATTCTTGACCTCTAAGCTCTGAACCTAATCCCTGATTAAGCTGAACAAAAGCTGATCTAATTGACTCTGCACTACCCGAGGATAGCGCTGCCATCTTTTGCAATGTTTCAGTAACTCTAATAATTTGTCTTTCTGTTGCACCTAGCGTACCTAATGATAAGCTTAATGTTTTATACGTAGTTATGGTATCATCTAGCTCTGCTCGTGCTCGAATAGACACATTTACAAGCTTTTGCTGTGTGATTACAAGTGTATCCAAATTATTCGTAGTAATCTTTAATGCGTTATTCCAACGAATTACTGCATCACCTGCGTCTAAAAACTGTTTCTTTATAGCCAGCCCACCGGCAACACCGATCAGCAAACCAAAAGCATTAGTTAAACGATTTAGCTTTTTAGCGAATCTATCTGTTTCTGTACCTGTTTCTTTGAAGGCTCTTTTTGATTCTTTCCCAAACTTCTTAGCAGAATCCCCTGCTTTACTAAAGTCTCGAGAATAACCTTTAGCGGCATTAGTATTTATACTATTCAGATTCTTCGAAACAATATCAGCCTGAGTTGCCATATTAGCCAGGCTTCTGTTGATTGCTTCTAATTGTCGTTTAGCACCACGGTCTTCGGTTGTAACAGGAATTCTAATACCGGTCATAGTATCCTCCTGTTTTGCGTAAAAAATCCCGTTAGATATTTACCCAACGGGATTAGTTTATTTTGAACTAACCATCTTACCATTAGGCAAGAATTTGCCTGTTGCAAGTAAAGTTCTTTCAATGAACCTTGGACCTGCTTGTTTAGATGTGCCTTTGTTCAAATCGTCAATATACGGTGTGTCATTTTCAATCGTTCTTAACCCAGCAGTACGCCAATTACTTCTAGCTTCGCCTGTATCTTTAGGTGTAGCTACTTTGAGAGCTCTTACAGTATCATTCATTAATTTTCTTTGTTCACCTGTAAATACTTGCTTGGCATACGCGAGCAATCCAATGTCTTGTTTTACTTGAATTTTAATCATCTAGAACTCTGTCGCCTCCTTTAGCAGATAACATTTTACTGAACAAAGTGGATTTCTTGAAGGAGCTTGTATCAATCTCATCTTTTTCTCTTTTAGGGGTATTTTGCTGGAGCGCTTGCAACGAAGAAAATAGTTCACCAGGTTTAGCTTCAACACCTTGTGCCCTCAAGAGCTTGTAAGTACGATCATCTTCACGCCAACCTATAGGTTTTTGTTCAAAAAATAATAACCACTTAGTAAACTCTTCATAGGGCATCTCATTTTCAAGCACATAGACAGGTGTTCTGAGTTGTAAAGCCAGCTCATAAAGCACCAACTCATTATGCTCTAAAATTAGTTTCCCTGATTACCACCCATACCAGAGAACTGCATTACTTCATCGGAAAGCTTAGCAAGCTCATCCATGGGGAAGTTATGAAAATCTTCCTCTTCGAGTTCATCGCCACCTTCTACACCAATAGCAATGATTTCCTGTAAAACACTGAAAGCTTCGTTTGTTTCTTCTTCCGTCTCTGTTTCACCTTCTACGCCTTCTTCACTGTCTTTTGCCGCTTTTTCAGCGATTTTCTGATTAAGCTGCTGAAGACGTTGGGCTGCTTTCTGAACTCGCATCACTTCTTTTACAGTGAGCTTACGGATCATCACATGTTCACCCATGAAAGGAATCTTCTTAGTAATTCGCTTACTGGATAACTCTCTAAGATTCGACATTCTCTTCTTCTCCCGATGTGTTTGAGGATTGTTCTTCCTTACTTTTTCTGAAAGCTTCGGAATATTTGATTTGGAAGTCATCTAACTCCTTCCTCATAGTGTGTAATATCGATAGCGTGTCAAAGACTTCTCTAGACTTTTTAGGGTCATTCTTGAATTCCTCTACACGTTCAAATGTTTTTCTGATACTAACATCAATGTGTCTTCGAACGTTTTTAGATGTTAATTTCAGAACATGTTCCATTGTAAATGGTCTAGTGCTCTTTTCTGTATCTGTCATAATAAACCTTAATATAAAAAGGGGTAAGGAATTTTCCCTACCCCTCTCCTGTTGGACTTAGTCGGTGAAAGCACCAAGGAAGTCAGACTGAATGGTGATAGTAACGGTAGCAGTGTTAGCATCTGTAAGGTTAGGGGTAACCTGCAATGCTTCAATTTTACCCACCCAATAGTACTGAGAGTTCTCTACAGCACCTAGTTCGGCTGCAACGGAACCGTATAGTGTAGGTTTCGAGTTCAGCAACGTAAAGCGGAAGACTCGTGACATGCCGTCACCCACCATATCGCCTAAGTCTGTACCGTCAGCCCAATCAGATGCAACGTAGTTTAGCTGCAACTCAATGGACGGTGCATCAGACTGTCCCTGAATCTGCTGAGAAGATGCCTGGCCGTAAACGGGGACGTTTACAATATTCGGAGGGGTACCCATTGCAGGGAACTCGCGAACATCAGTGACACGGAAGTAATCAAAACCTTCACCAGCAGATGCACCATCTACGGGAAAAAGAGCTTTGACAGCACTCTCTGTGAGTGTGCCGGGAACATTGCCAGCGGCAACTGCCATATCTGAGTATAGACCAGCGCCGATAGAAGAAATATGAGCCATTATTGTAGTACTCCAAAGTGATTGAAAGAAATGTTGTATTCAGCACGATACAAAGCAGGATCGTCAGAGTCTATTCCATCTAAACCTGTAGTACTACCAGATGCAAATTGAGTGACTCTACCGTTAGTTTGAATATATCTTCCTACTATGTGCTCATCAAGTATGTCTGCAATTTCGAAGATGCGTTTAGTACTAACACCTGCAGAAACAAATATTTCTATCAATAATAGCCCCGAGACAGATTTGCGATTAATTCCCGGTGAAGCCGGAATAACATTTAATCGGATAAACTCACTGGAGCTATTTGAACTAGTGAAATTAGTAGGTCTTGCAGAAATATTTTCATCTCGCCACGCTTGCTGATCAAAAATAGAGTATATATCAAGTTCGAGAGAAGCATATTTACCCATGTTAATTCTCCCTTATTGCATTGACTACTGTAATCTTTTCAGATTGGTTAACAGCAGGCAATACAAGTCTAAAATTTATACCATTAATTTGAACAACAGAGTACGCAGAGATGTCAATATCTTTGCTTTTAAATAAGAGCTGTTGAACTTCACCTTTTCGATGATTAAGACCTTCTGAAACCTCAATTACAACAGTTTGTATTGTAACGGGATCGCCATCGACTGTACTTACTTCTCCTGTACCGAAGTCAAATTCTTCAGATTCTTTAGGAGTAAATACTACATCTATGGCAAGGTCTTTAATCTTCTTAAAAGCATTGTCCAACTGTTTATCTATTAACTTTTGGAAGGACATTAGTTCGCCCTCCACCAAAGCTTAGAGTTACCTCTTATTAATAAAGGCCTAATTAATTTATACACGTTATGTGGAATTATACTCGGGTCTTGGATGTCCTTTAGCTTAATAGGACCAAGCTCAATATCATCAACAGATCCTGTCTCATCAAGAAGATCCTCATTCTTTAACAAATGAAGCGCTAATTCACTAGTACCCTTCTCGATTCTTAAAGGAATTTCAGATAATTGAACATTAGCTCCAACTAAAGAATCATAATAAGTCCCTTCTCTGGGAAAAGCTAAAGATTGAGATTGTTCCGCTGCCACTCCAAGCCAATCCATACCATTTAGAATAGCAGTAGCCGTAGCTGCCGCTTTTTCTTTCCTAGCCAGAACTGCATCAGTCCACTCTTCAGCATCTATACGATACTCCAGAAGACTATCAACACGAACGACTGAGACAAATGTATTAGTACCAACTTCAAGAGGCATGAGTATCTCCTAGCTTACTGGTGAAACACCGGAAGGATACCCAGAGTGAGAGCAGAAGCAGTCTTACGCTCCCAAGTACCAGTCACATCGGCCAACGCATCGGTAAGGCCAGTAACAGCGGTTGGAGTACCACTTTCAACACCATACATATATTCAGCATCAGACGGGAACTTCTCTTCATCACCGACCCAGTTATAACCAGCCGGATGATAGATATTGCCCCAACGATACCAGATTTCAGTCTTACCGCCACCCTTAAAGGCAGAAGCATCCCGATCAATTTCGACCGGAGTATCAATACTCAAGGCATTCATCGAAATAGCACCCGGAAGTACAATAAAGGTTGTAAGGTCACCTACAAGATCTACACCTGCTCCAGTATTCAGCTTCGTAAGCTGAGCAGAGGAAAGGCTCTGCATTGCGCGTGTAGGGATGAGACGGAACTTACCTTCGAAGATAGTGTTAAATTCAACATTACCATCTGTGACACGATCCGAATCAACCAGATTTGCAGCACGCAAAGATGCCATAACACGCGGCGATGCCATCAAGTAAGCATATTCAGGTTCATAATCCTTGAATGCCATACCCATCGCATCTAAGAAGCCTGTAGCACGCTGTGCACCGATATTAGCGGTACTAGCAGCGCTGATAACACCTTCAGCACCTAGATCGACATAAAAGCCGTAACGTGAGTCTGTAGGGTCATTCTCGAATGTCTGACCACCGAGACCAGCTTGACCGGAACCGGCAGCAGCACCGTTAATGACTTCAGAAATGGTAACACCCTTACAAACAGCAAGGACGCTATTGTGCTCATCTCTGTTACGAGTCTCGCCAAAGTCACGAGTGATCTTCTTAAATTTATCTTCCTGTGTGATTACACTCTGAAGATTAACTTTTTCAGAACCATGCGTACGGGCTGTCTTGATATAGCGTAAGAAAGCCGAGCTGATATCTGTAGTTACACCATCGGTAGAGTCTGTCAAAGAGCCTACGTTAATAGTGGGGTTCAAAGGCTGATGCCACCGCATCTGACCCATATAGGTTTCAGTATCGGTATTCACATCAGGGTTAGAGCTTACAATACCAGTGCTTGAGATCTTTCGAGCGTTGGTATAAGCTTCGTCAGAGTACTGACCAAGTACAGACTGCAGTACAAACTGGTCAGCCCCTGCAAGGTTATCAATTGCGGACATTTAGAAATTCCTTTTCAAGATTTTTGCTGATTAGGTAATTTGCCCTGCCTGGCCGCATCGAAGGCTTCTTTCAACGGTCTGTTGAGGAAGTCTTTATCAGTGTTAGAGCCAAGAGGACTTTCTTTAAGCGTGCCTTGGCCTGTACCACCCGACGTAGGTTGCTTGAATAAGAATTTATTATTCTCATCTTTCACAAAAGTATCAACGTAATCTTTAATCGAAGCACCGTCTTTGGCTACCCATTCACCATTGTCATTCCTAACAAGGCTCTTTGTAATCTCTTGAACAGCCATGTCTCTTGCACGATCTCCTCGGAAGTCCTGAGAAGATAAGAGAGCATTTACTTGGTTATCACGCGTAAGCTCAGTATTTTTACCTCTAAGGGCAGTTAATTCAGCAGTGAGATCTTCAATCTGTTTCTCCATTGCTTCCTTATGCTTACCCTCATTCTTGAGGCTTTCAATCTCAGCTTCACGTGCCTTCTCATCACGTTTTGCAAGCTCAACTTTAAGATCCTTGTTTTTCGAATCAAGAGCATTGAGCTTGTCTTTGATATCTTTTAGCGCTTCATCTACACGCGCATTGACATCTTCTTTTGTAAATTTAGCATCCTCATTCCCCTCAGGGGTTTTCGGAGTAGCAGGCTTTTCTTCAGGCTTATCGCCTTCGTTGTCTTTCTCTAGGCTATCTTTTTCTTCAGCCATATTGTCCTCTGAGTACAACTCAATAAAAGGGGTTGTAAAGGTACAACCTTTACAAGTAAAGTAAAATAACACGTATAATAACGTGGGTTAATTAAACAGCTATCCTACACCGTACCAGTAGTAATTTCCATCAAATTCGTCAGAAACTTCTTCTAAAACATCATCAACAGTTAGAATATCCTCTTTAGTTAAAGTCTTTCCTGCAACTTTTGATCTACCAGCTATTGGAATTAAGCCAAGCTCAATTGCTTCATTTCTATATTGATGGTAAACATTATTAGGAAGCCCTCGCCTCTTCATCTCTTTCAACGTTTCTTCAATAACATTTATCTCCATGGTCTCCGCGTAAATCTTTTTAAGAGCACGTCGAGCTTCAAGCATATCCCCGACATTAGTAAAGAAAGCATCGTGGATGGTTGAAGTAAATTTCTTAGCCTTACGTCCCCATTGATGAAATTTCTTTACAATCACAGCGTCATTGCTGTGGTTACCATTGACCGCATAAGCAGTCTTTGCCTTAGCCAGATCAGCAACCTCACTGATAGTACCACTTTTGTTTATGAACTGTTCCCACCATGTTGCTTCCGTTCTATCAGGGACGTCAAGAATGTTCACAATCCAATTACCATCTTTGTCTCGATATGTGAGCCTTGTTTGGTATTTCTTCGAGAAAGACTGTTCTAACACTTTACCGTCGAAATTAACCCAAGGTGCAGATGTCCACGATTTAGGTAATTTATTTGCTTTAAAAACCTCTATACCGCCAGAGACAGGAATATCAAAAGGTTCTACCTTTAAATATGTTTTACCTGTTCTTCTAGTAGTAGGTGAGTCTGTCCCTAGAAGCAGGTTAGCAAGAGTACCGTTAGGGGTCCACCCGTTGATTTTCTTAAAGAAGGCTTCACTAACAGGTTCACCAGGCTTTAGCCCTAACGCTCTAGTTACTAAAGGAGGAAGTGTATAACGCTTTCCTCTTTCACCTGTTAATTTTATTTTTGCGATTGAGACCCAATCCATTGCTGAATTAGAAGGCTTTGAATTCTCAATAAAAGCATTAGAAAGTCTACCGAGATATTTAGTGAAGTTTTGTAAAATAGGAACTCTCTCAGCGAGATGCCCACTCATTATCTTAGCAATATTATGAAAGTCTTGAGGAGTAACGACTCTTTCATAATTCTTAGTCATCTTTTCAAGAACTTCTCTAGTATCAGGTGATAAGAAATAAAGCTCTTCCATAAGCTCATCACCAGGTGACATACCTTTATCAAAAAGGTCTTTGACTTGTTTTCTTAAGTTCATAAGTTCAGTGTAAGTATCAGGATCAAACTTTTTGTATCTAGCTGCACGTCCTGATATCTGATCTAATACCTTGTCTCTATCAACAGCCCTGACAACAAGAACATTAGAATCTACATCTAAAATTTTAGCTAATTTTCCTTCGACATTTAATGCGCCTGTTTTCTGTCCCGCTCCATATAGCGTGACCATATTCTGGGCCTTTGCAGCTTTCCGTAAATCTTTTTCTGATAAGCCAAGCCTCTTGTTGATTTCCTTGAAGCGTGGGTCATTAAATGTTTCAGCAGCAATCTCGTCATAGAGTCGTCTCTTTTGATCAGTATTAACTACATTAGAGAGTTCTGCTAATTGTCGATTTCTAGTGGTAAGCGCAATAATCTGAGCACCAGAAGATGAAGCATCTTGTTCAAGCGCCAAAGCAGTACGATACTGATTAAGGGATGAAAGATCGCCTCGATTCTCAATTAAGTAATTATCAATTTTAGCTATCTCAATTGCAAATCTAAAGAATTTAGCTTGTTCTTCCGGATCTATTTCCAGCACTAATCTGTTGGTAAGTATCTCACGAACATCTTGTGGCTTACCATTAAGCATCTTGTTACCGATTTTAACCATCTCAGGGTGATATTTGGCTGCAATCGCTTGTCTACCTTTTATAGTTAAGCTATTGAATTTACCTTCCAAAGTATCACTAAGACCTCCTAAGAAAGCACCAATCTGATCGTTTAGGTTTTTATACCCATTGATGCCTAAAATACCTTCTTTAGCAGTATTTAAAAATGGCCTAAATGCTTCGCCAGACTGAGGACCAATAAGACCCCTATCGTAGATACGAGCCCTGTGATCAATAAATGGGTGATTAGCAAACGCCTTTCCGTTCCCTCGAAGCCATTCCATTGCTTTGAATCTTTCATAAGTATCTCCTCTAGATGCCATGTAAGTACGATAACCATTCAGATCATCATAATACGCTGCCTTACCTTTATCATCTTTAAAGTAAAGTAAACGCATCATGAAATCATAAAAGTCAGTGTCAATCTTATATTCAGCCTGTGCTGCCCAGTTCAATGCATCTACAAATTCACCGTCTATAAAAGAATCAGGAAAATTACTAAAGCTTCTAGTAGAAGTAATTGGGATACGCGTATCATAATAGATACCGGGGGCTTCTCTGACGAAGTAGGTCTTATATCCTTTTCTAAAGTAAAGTCTTTGTGACTTACTTACAACACCTACTCTTAACCCTACTTCTACTTTTCTTGTAACCTTAGCATACTCTTGTATTCTAGGGTCAACAATTCTGAGAGTATACGCAAAAGTATCATAATAAGGTCCAAAGTAACGACCGCTCAGAGAATTCTTAAGTCTTTGTTTTTGAACACCAAATGTCTCTAATTTAAAGAATTTACTGACGTTCTTGCTTTCAAGTAAGCGCATCCCTAGTGTATACCATTCGCGCTTGCTACCGTTGTAATTTGCAAGGTTATATAAGTCTCTTCCTAGTGAAACTGCAAAGGCATCTCGATCAGGGGAGTCGGCTAATGAAAGCCTGTTAGCAAACTTAAGATAAAATTGCTGCAAATCTCTCTCAGTCATTCTTTTATATAGCTTACGCGGTATTCTTCTATCAAATACATTACGAAGCTCCAAAGCTATTTTAGGGGCAACCCTTGATTCCCACTTGTTCTTGGCTTTAATGTTACTCACTAAGCCATCAGCAAGATCATCTAATTGAGTTGCACCTAGAACAGGGTCTAAGTAGTTGTCAAGTTTTAATCTCTTAAGAGCATCCGACTGAGAACGTAATGCAGTTTCGATGGAATCCGAAACATTCATCACATCAAACTTAATTTGACTGTTCAAAACTGCTTTAAAGTTAATCCAAGGCTCAGGGTTCTTTCGATATCTTGTAAACACGATTCTCAGATTATCGACTATAACTGCTCTTTGGTTAACACCTAGGGTTCCCGCTAACCTCGTATTAATGTCAGTAATAAAATCTTTATCTGCTTGCTTTAGGACATCAGTCTCTTTGACTAATCGAAGATTGTTGTTCAAGACATGTGGCGCAGGCTGGTAGATTCTTGAGTCTTCATAGCGTCGAGTGACAGGGTTAAAGATCATTTGACTTTCTTGAGGAGGACTTTTAAGTACACCTGTTTGTCTGGTCTTTTTACCTTGGATTGTGATACCTCTGTAATTAGTCAGAGAGAGTGTACCACTAAGGTCACCTGCTTGCAATTTATAATACTTTGTAAGGTTAGCTGCTAACTCACTATCACCAAGCAAATCATCTGGAGTACTTGCACCTAAATTCATCTGGTCCAATTCTTCTCTAGCTGAATCAAATTTTCTTTTGACTGTATCAGGTGTATATTTTTGAGCAGTTAATCTAGCAAGATCTCGAATACCTATTGACTGGCCATTAACATTTGTAAATTTATTTACTTCAAACTTACCTGAATTGAAGGTATCAACTGCATTTTGAGAGCCTAAATGTCTTATTTGTACCGGTGTAGGTTGTCTGAAAAGCCACTGACTATAAGTCTCCTTACTTGGGACTAGTCCGTCATAGTACGCTTTTTGTTTCTCAGTTAATCCTGCTAAGTTTCTTTGACGCACATAAGCCAGATTTTCAAGCTTAGTGAGATCATTCCAATGCTTTACAATAGGGACTGTAGTTGAACGACACTGCCAATGCGCAGGAGGAAGAAAGTCTACTTCACCTACATTGTATATCTTACCGTCTCTGTGAATACAAATCTTAGTAGTACGGGTATCTAGTGTGGCTATGTATTGCCATCCTCGTAACGCGTCTTTATTAGCGTCATAGACTTCATGATCTGCTTGAGCGTAAACCGAAGTTGTAGCGGTTGCTACCAATGACAGAGATTGTGCCCTAGACATTTTAGTAGCACGTCCCTTACGGATATCTAGCGCGATCTCTTTAGAGTTTTGTCCTTTTGAGATGCCTCTTCTAATTAGTTGAGAGATACGTTTACGTTCGTTATTCTCAATACCTTTCCAACCATTCTCTAGTGTATTGTTTTTATAAAGGGGTCGCTTAAGGACGAGATCTTCAGATACTCTCCGATTAGGTCTTTGAGTGCGCCAAATGCGGCCTACTTTACTTTCAATATTCTGATAAGCAAAAGAAATCTGATTGCTTGCTAAATCCAACAGACTTTTTTTAGAAACATCTGAAAGACCTTTATACGTTTTACTCAGTTGAATGTCAATAGCACGTTGTAAGCGCTTTCTTGCAGCAGGTGTTAACTCACCTTTTTCTACAAGCTCAGCAAGCTTAACCTGGTGACTATCTAGTATCACTGACACTTTATCGCTAATACGTTTTTCGTATAGCCTTGTCATTGCGGCCCTATCGACTATAGAGTCATAGAGCTCAGTGTTCAGATTAGACATTTAAGTTACCTCATAAGGTATCCACAAAATCGAGATTCGGTTTGGGATTGATAGGGTTTGTTTCGTCTTCGACCATCTCTTCTTTACCCTTAGCATCATCATAATCGCCAGGAATAAGGTCATTTTGTTTGACAATAAGGAGCCACAAGGAACGCGGAATATACCCTGCCTCGTACCATTCGGTAACAAGACGTAGCCAATCTGCTCCAAGAGGAATCGGATTGAAGTCGGAAGACAATGTAAAATTAACATCCCCTGGCTCGAGATCTAATTTATATTTCCAGGATATCATTGTAGCGATAATATTCTTAATAGTATCACTAGTCTTAACATTAAGAGAACCTAATTGTGCATTTTGAGACGCATTCCTGATTTCAAGTGCAACACCTGACTGTTCTACTTCAGGAGATAACATCCTAACCCCAAGCTTAGCCATCTCTTCAATATTAGCCGAAATAGCCTTTTCCATGTCATTAAGGGAATCAGTAGGAGTTCTTAAAGTCTCTATTTCATCTTCTTTACCAATTTTAAGCCACGACCCTAACCCTGCATCTACGAGAGCATCGAAGTCCTCATCATTCATATCAGACTTCACAATTGGGGTATAAGTAGCTGCACCGTATAAAAGATGATTACGTCTACTGAGCTTGTTATAGAGGGCTACTTCTTTATTGACAAGTGTTAAGATTATCGGCTTATTAGGCTTCATATCACCATTTAGAGGCCAAACAGGGATATATTGTAGTGCTTCCCCATTTACTCTATAATGAATTACTTCGCCACGTTGCTTAAAGTGCTTCTCAGCATTTTCAGGATCTTTCTCTTTCTTCCTTCCTGCGATTACATTAATGTTTGTCTCTTTATTTTCTCTCTCAAAAACTCTTACTTGATAGTCACCCTTTTTATTTAATTCATGAACCCAAACTGTCTCTACATAGTCAGGATGGAATTCATTTTCACCTTCTTTTTCTATAAGACCTTTTACAATAATTCTTGTAAGAGCCTTTTCGCCACGTTTATTTTTCCCAAATCGCCAATTGATTACTGTTTCAGCGGGCCAAAGGACTGGATAAGGACAAGCAGGAATATCTTCCCCATCCTCCTCGTCGGCTATAGAAGGCATGTCTAAATGTATCCATGTACTGCCTGTCTGTAACTCTTCCCATAATGCTTCATCTAGAAAGGACATGAGCGGTCTACTGTCTTCCGCAAAATCATTCAAGATCCAATTAGCAGCTTCAGGAGGAATCTTATCGCCTAGTTCTAAGGAAGGTGCCTTACGAAGTAACCCACCAACCATCATTTTAGTGAATTCAGACACAATACCCGGAAGTTCAGCTTCACCTTGATACAGTAGATACTGTTCAACCGTCATCTTAGGTGAAAAGGGAAGAAGTAAAGCTTTTAAATTAGGTGCGCTAGTGGCTACATCATATGCCTTAGCTTCCTCTTCACCGCCGCAAACTGCTCTAGTCTTTTTCCAAATAGGATAGACTGATAAGTATTCAGCATTTGGGTCTGAAACTGTTCTTTGTTTGTCTACAGCGTTTTTAGTGACCATTTTAGCCCTTCAAATTCTTGTTGAACTCCGAGATAGTCCCTGTAAAGACGCGTCCAGTTACCATATTTCGGCAATCAAAACGACCATCTTCTGCCTCTACTATGTTCCAATTGGAAGGAACGCGTTCAGCAGGGTCCATTGGAGGACTATGAGCAACCTTCCCTTCAGAGGGATCTGCTACTTTCTTTTCAGATTCGTTCTCTTTACCAGTTACGTTTACATCCGCTTCAGTCACTTTAGTAGTACTGTTAGGAGTCTTGGGCATGTTTATTCCTTGTTGTGATTTTCATTAAAGTTAGTAAGAACCTAGACCGCCGAGATGGTCTCGGATTTTGAAACTATCACGACGGCCCAGGTCTTTTGAAAAACGCTGACAGGGGTTGTCAGGGAAGCCCCTGCGGTATACTTCGGTAGATCGCGCTATACCCAGTTGCTTGTACACCGCATATATACGCGTTACCATATCCCGCATCTACATAAAACTTCCAAAAGGTTTCAGTAATATAATTGCCTTCAAAGTCTATTACGTCTTCTTGAACAATTAAAGATGCTTTGCTGAGATAGACAGAAAGATCATTAAGATAAAACGCTTTAGCAATTTTATTAGGAAATACCTCAAAGTCAGTTTTACCTTGATAAAATTCTTTTGTTATACCATACGCTACCCGATAGTGGTCATTGATGTGTATATTTATAAACCTAATAGCTAGGTCGTCTTTGCCGTTTATATCAGCTATATCATAATCACCATCAACCTTAATGTTCTCGTTATCTTGTACATCTTTGCACCAAGAAGGCGCTGGTATAGCGTTTAGAAGATTTTTAAGAGTATATAAAGGTGTAATAGAATCACGCGAAGTATACTGTAATCGTAACACTGCAAATTCTAATTGAGTTTCTCTTAATGCTTTTCTCAAACTTTCTAATTTAGAGTTATTCTCAACTATTATGGCTCGCGTCTCTCTTTCGTTTTCTACTTTAATTTTCAGTATTTGTTCAGCATGTCTAGAATTTGCTTGAATTGCATCTAGGTATAGCTTTTGAGTTAACCCTGCCCAACCTATCAAGGCTGTAATCACTAAGCCTATACTAGCTTTAAATAGGTTGGTGAAGACAGGATGCGTAGTCCAATAAGTTTCATTTGAACTAGATTCGTCTTCTTTGTTTGACATAATCGTTTCCTTATGTTTATAAGAAACGAGATGCTATAAAGGCCCTTTACCCCCATCTCACAAATAAGCTCTATTGTATTTAGTAGGCTCTCGCCTTTACGTATATTTAAATTCAGAGGGGCTTATTTTTTACTAGTCCACCTACTGCCTTCTTAATTTTATAAAATTATTGCTCTACAAATACCCTGAAGACCTACTATCAGAAAAGGATTAGCGCTTGCTGATAGTGGTATAGGGGTTAATGCACAAAAAATTTCCTCTTGTACTAATTTTTCCTTACCGGTCAAATCACCTGGAAAAGTTATGGGAGGATGTAACGCAATGTATAACGCAAAAAATGTATTTACTATCATCTGAAGCGAACCCATATTTTTAATGCTACGTTATAAATAAGCGTCCAAATACCCATAAAGACAAAAGGTCTCCATGGGTGCAATTTGAGTGTTCTCTTGTCTTGCCCTAAGTCTAAAATGATAGATATGAAGACAAGAAAAACATATGCTCCAATTACATTTGAAATAGTCATATTGTTTCCTTAAAGTTTACGAATACACTCAATTTCATTTCCTTCATCAATTGAGAAGAACAAACGACCTTCCCTAGATGTCACACTGACATTTCTGGTGTCAGCGACATAAGGCTTTGTTGCGTGTAAGAAAGATCCTCCTTTATAAGTAATTAGTTGACCTTGCTTAGTTCCGTCTGAAAATTGCATCAGCTGCCATTCGACATTACTCAAATTGCTTTTATTGTCTGCTGTCTTAGTAAATTCTGACTCTTCCTCAGCATTTTGAATACTAGCATATCCAATATACCCATACATTGTTTTGCCATAGTCAAAGATAGAAATAGCAGGAGCTACACCTATAGCGTTTGCTGCTTCCCAAAGGCCAGTGTACTCATTAAATAAGAGACTACCTTTTTTAGGCTCTAATTTATACATTTCTAAGCTCATTCGACCTTCGGCTTCAGTTACAAATTGAAACAATAGCTTATTAGCATCTAGTCTAGTAACTTGGCAATCACCTACCTTAGTTACGCCGGTAAACGTTATGCTGTACATCTCCATCTTAATATTATTCCCAGCAATTCTTCCAGTCATTACAAAGAGTTTTTGTTCTCCTTGTTCGCTGTAAGTATAAAAGCTGCCATAAACATGGCCTTCATCGTTAATCATGATACTAATACCCTGACCTTGAAAGGTAGGACAGTAGTACATTCCAGAAGCTTCTTTGACGAATACTATATTAGTATAAGGTGTGTGAAAAAGAGGCGGACGAAGAATGGGAGGGACAAAATCAGCCATAGTCACATGTTGAATTTCTACTTCACAGAAACCGTCTGTAATTTCTTTCAATGTAACAAAATGATCTCCTACACGAACACGACCGTCTGATTTAAGGATCTCAAGAGGCTCTCGTTTAGGTGTTTTGTTAATGTAACTAGAAAACGCTGATGCAGTACTTCGAATTGTTCTAGCGAAAATAGAAAACTTATTACCAATACGTTCTTTACCGTACCATTGATGATATCTGAGGCTTGTCTTTAGGCCTTTATCACTCACTAAGATAATTTCTTGGCTGTGTGGTCCACACTCTCTAGTGTCGTTTTCTACTGGATATAAGAATAAATGTCCAGCAGCTTTACGAATAGTTGAAATAGCGCTTTTAGGGACTATCCTATCCGACTCAAATTTACACTCTACGTAACTGCTTGCGATCTCAGACATACGTCTTCCTGTTAATATGTTGTAAGTATTTCGGATTGACACTTTCTTTTGAAATCTTAGATTACCAGCGCCAACCTGCCTCAAGTGTCATCTGTGTACCACTTAAACGGTTGGCTCTGAAGTCAAACTGCCAACGTTCGACGGTTGCACCGAGTGTGAAAGATGGCATTAAGAGAACTTCACCATACACTTGAATCACTGATGTTTTGTTAGGAGTACTGTCTGGTGAAAAGTACCGCAAGCCTAACTCATTAACGCGTGTCTGTCGTCCAATACCGATACCGGGAGAGAATCCAAATTTCTTCCATATAGATGTATTCGGGAATCGGGTCTCATAACCACCATATTCACCACCGGCTTCAATAAAGTAGTTGTCGAAGAACTTTCTACCCATTAAAATATACTGATATCGTTCACCACTACCGGTAATCTTTGCATGCTTAAGGAAAGTAGCTTGACTGTCTACTCCCCAACTTCCCCAACGAGCGTCCACGTCTATCTGGAGGCCGCTTCCCCAGTCATCATAGCCAAGACCACTGGAAGAGATAGCGACAGCATCGATACCAATATCTGCTGCTGCTGTATTATATACAAATAAAAGAAGAACTAAATATCTCATGGAGTGTACTCCGAAGCTAAGATTATTGGTTCCCAGTAGCGATCAAAAGTAGCATCACGACCGGGTTCTTGAGTGTTACCTGCTGGTATTACTGCTAATAGGCTCATGAGTTCACCGTCACGTACCAGCCACGAGCTTCAAGGTTAGATTTAGCTGCTAGCCCGGTGGCTGATGGCGCTGCGTTTGTGCCGCCGTTTAGCAGCACGGTTCCATAGCTATCGCCAGCGGTGTCAAGCGATGTCAATACGCGATCGACCGCCGCTTCTATCAGAGCGTTGCGATCCAGTCGCAGATTCGTCAGTCCGGGCGGTGTAGCAGTTCCCGCTACGTCAGTCAGGTTGTTGCGGTCTAGCTGGATATCGTTCCCCGAACTCCACCCAGACCAATCCGGGATCGTGCCGGTGAGTTCGTTTAAGTATAGCCAGATATAGCTCCCCGAACTCCACCCAGACCAATCCGGGATTGTTCCGGTGAGGTTGTTCATGTATAGCCGGATATTGTCCGCGGAACTCCATCCAGACCAATCGGGGATTGAACCAGTGAGGCTATTTTTGTATAGGTAGACGTATTGCCCGAAAGACCACCCGGACCAATCAGGGATTGTCCCTGTCAAATTGTTACCGTCTATTGCAAAATCGATCCCCGAAGACCACCCAGACCAATCAGGGATTGTTCCTGTCAGGCTGTTGTCGCTAAAGTAAAAATTACCACCCAAAGGCCACTCGGACCAATCAGGGAGAGCGCCAGTCACGTTAGTGTTGTATAAGTAGATAGCGTAGTCACCAGCACTGGCACTTAAATCGGCAAGCGCCGA